GGTAATTTCTTGCGCGTGACGGATTTTCGAAAGGGGGTGGTCTTGCGATGACGGCAAAAGTAGGCAATACTTCGAAAGTTTCGCCCGCAGTCGCGGGGAATAGCCCGCCGAAGCGGCGAGTTGCCAAGGAGAAGCGCGTAGAGAGCGAGCTTCGGAAGCTGCGCGAGATCACCAAGGGCGCTATCCCCGACGAAAAGCGAAAAGCCGTCATGCCGCTTCTGGCGAACCTCGCGTTTCTGAAAGTCAAGCTTGACGATGCCCGCGCCGATCTGCTCTACGAAGACATCTTCACCGAGTACGACAACGGCGGCGGGCAAACCGGGCTGCGAGAGCATCCCGGATTCAGTGCATACAACAAGCTGTTCACCACGTTCTCACGCGGCGTTAAGCAGCTAACCGACATGATGCCGAACGGAACCGCCGCAGCCGACGCGCTCATTGACTTCATCAATGAAACGCGGTTCGGTTAGAGCGACCGGCAAGTATGGTTCGTGCGAGCGCGCCATACGTGACTACTTCGGCGGCATCCTGCGCGGCGATATAACCGCATGCGGCAAGATGAAGCAGGTTGCCGCTATCGTACTTCAGGGCATGGACAACACCGACCCGCTCTATCCGTACCACTACCGCGAGGAATACGCGCAGAAGCATGTTCGCTTCATCGAAAGCTTCTGCCGCCTACCGTCTGGGCGCTTGGGGCACGATTTCAAGCTAGAGCTTTTCCAACGCGCCATTCTGTCCGTCGTTTTCGGATTCGTTGACGCTGAGGGCGTGCGGCAGTACCGCGAAGTGCTCTGGATTATGGGACGCAAGAACGGAAAGACCGCGCTTGCGTCTGCGATAGAGCTTGACTTGCTCGTTAACGACGATGAAGGCGCGCCGGAGGTCTATAACGTAGCAACCGCGCGCGATCAGGCGGCTAAAGGCTTCAACAACGCATGGCGCATGGTGCAGACCAGCCCTGCGCTCGCTAAGCACATCCGCAAGAGGGTTGCAGACTTGTACTGCGATCTGAACATGGGCAGCATTCGCGCTCTGAGCGCAAACACGAACCATCTTGACGGCTTGGACATTTCCGGCGCAATCGTGGACGAGCTGGCCGCGATGAAGAACCGCGACCTTTACGACCTGACGATGCAGGGAACGTCTGCGCGCCGCCAGCCGCTCGTGTTGGAGATCACGACTAACGGTTTCGTGCGAAACAGCATCTTCGATGCGCAATACGAGTACGCGACCAAATGGCTTGACGGCAAGGCGACCGGCGAGAAGGCAGAGCGTTTCATCGCGTTCATTTTCGAGCTTGACGGGCGCGAGGAATGGGAAGACGAAAGCGCTTGGATTAAGGCGAACCCCGGCCTTGGCACGATCAAATCGCTTTCGGCTCTTCGACAGAACGTTTCCAAGGCTAGGGATGATGCGACATACCTTCCCACGCTGCTTGTTAAGGATTTCAACCTCATTGAAAACCAGTCTCAGGCTTGGTTGACGTGGGCTGAGATACACAACGAAGCGACATTCGACCCCGGCGACGGAACCTTTACGTATGCCGTTCTTGGCGTTGACGCGGCGGACACGACCGACCTTACCGCTGCTTGCCTTCTGATGCAGCGACCGAACGACCCGAACATCTACGCGCTTCATATGGCGTGGATTCCGCTTCGCGCTTTGGAGCAAGCAGAGCGCGAGGGGCGGCGCGGCGGTCGCGACGGTGTGCCTTACGATGCATGGATTGCGCGCGGGCTTATGCGAACGTGCGAAACGCCCATCATGGACAAGCGCGACGTTCTGGATTGGGTGGCGGAAGTTCAAGACAAGTACGGAATCTATGCCGTAGCGTGCGGATACGACCCGTGGCACATGCGCGATGTGCCGACCGTGGAAGCATACGAAGACTATTTCGGCGCTGACAACCTGCAAAAGGTCATTCAGGGCGCGCAAACGCTGTCAATGCCGATGAAGGAGCTTCGAGCGCTCTACAAGGAGGGGCGCATCGTGGACAACGCAAATCCGATTGCCGAATGGTGCCGTTCGAACGTCGCCATTCGAACCGACGTTAACGGGAACATTCAGCCGGACAAGAAGAACCAAGACCCGCGCAACCGCATAGACGCGTGGGCGGCTGAGTGCGACGCGTTCATTGCGATGAAGAACATTGCGGACGATTACCGCGCGATGATAGGAGGTTAGAGTTGAGCAGATCACAACCGTTTCTGCGCTCGCTCTTCGATGCGGTGTTCCACCGTCCGCAGATGCAAGCTGTCAACGGCTATTTCTCCACGTTCACGGCCTATGCGCCGTCGTTCACGACGTGGCAGGGCGGACTTTACGAAGCAGAGCTTACGCGAAGCATCATCGAGAGCGGCGCAGACCACGCAAGCAAGCTGAAACCGGAGGTTTCCGGCTCTGCTCAGCCTGTCGCCGCGCGCGCTCTCAGGCAGCAGCCTAACCCGTGGATGACTACGCCGCAGTTCATCAAGCGCATTTGGACGATTCTTCAGGTCAACGACACGGCGCTTATCGTGCCTATCGACGCTGGCGACGGCATTACGATAACCGGGTACTATCCCGTGCTGCCGAGCCAGTGCGAAGCATACGACGTTGACGGCGAGCTTTGGCTAAAGCTCACGTTCCCGACAGGCGACAGCGTGCTTGTCGAGTGGTCGCGCGTCGGCGTGATGACGCGCCACCAGTACCAAAGCGATTTGTTCGGCGACGGCACGAACGTTCTTCAGCCGACGCTAGAGCTTATGCACGCTCAGAACGAAGCCGAGCAGTCGGCTATCAATCAGGGCGCGGCAATCCGCTTCATCGGCAAGCTGAGCCAGAACCGAAACGAAGGCGACCAAGAGCGGGCGCGAAAGGCGTTCAACGCTCAGCTTTCCGCCGACAACGCGGGCGGAATCGCGGTCTATGACAAGCTGTTTTCTGACGTTGAGCAGATCACGCCGACAAGCTACACGGTCGATGCGGCGCAGATGGAGCGAATCGAGAAGAGCGCTTACCGCTTCTTCGGCTCCAATGAGGATATCGTCACGAACTGCGCGGACGAAGACACCTTCAACAGCTACTACGAAGGACGCATCGAGCCGTTCGCTGTTCAGCTCGGCTTCGTTATCACCTCCATGACGTACACGGCAAACGAGATCGCGCACGGAAACTCAATCATGTTCAGCGCGAACCGCCTAGAGTTCGCCAGCAACACGACGAAGCTTAACGTTTCCGTCGCGCTTTTCGACCGTGGTATCTGGAACGGCAATCAGGTAGCCGATGTTTTCCAATCCCCACACTACGAGGGCGGAGAGCGCCACGTGATACGCGGCGAGTACATCGACCTAGAACTTATCAGCGAGCATACGGCGGAACAGGCGGCGCAAGCCGCAGAGACGAACGCGAACATAGCCGCAATCGACGCGAGCAGCGGCTACGGCGACAAGAAGGAGGTAGACGATGCCAGCGAAACCGAGTGAGCGGCAATACCGTTCCCTTGCCGTGCCGCTCAACGTGCGGGCGGCTGACGGCGCAACCAAGAAGCGTTTCAACACGGAATACTACGTTGAGGGCTACGCTTCTACTTTCAACGACCCATACGTTCTGTTCGAGGATTTCGACGGAACAAAATACATCGAGGTTATCAGCCCCGATGCCTTCCGCGAAGCGGACATGAGCGACGTTATCCTTCAGTTCGACCATGCGGGCAGAGTGTACGCCCGCATGAGCAACGGAACGCTCATTGTGGAGCCGGACGAGCACGGGCTTTTCATCGCCGCCGACCTGTCGCGCTCTCAGGGCGCGCGCGATCTCTTCGAAGAGATAAAGGCCGGTCTTATCACGCGCATGTCATGGGCTTTCACGGTAGCGGCAGACGAATACGACCGCGAGACGCATACCACGACCATTACGCGCGTCAAAAAGGTTTTCGACGTGTCCGCCGTCAGCCTTCCGGCTGACCCGAACACCGAGATATCAGCAAGAAACCTGCTCAACGGAGCGATTGAGCAGTCGCGCAAGGAGCTTGCGCGCCGTAAGAGTGCCCTTGCCGTTGCGAGGGCGACACTGGCAATCGCCAAGAGCAGAAAGGTTTAGAACAATGGACGAGATGACTATGGATGACCTGCTTAACGAGCTTCAGGGTCTTGTCGATAAGTACAAGGCCGATGACGGCACCGACACCGAGCCGACCGAGCAGGACGCAGAGCGCATGAGCGCGCTTACCGCCGAGATCGAGAAGCGCAACGCCGCCGCCGCTCAGCGCCGCGACAGCCACACCGCGACCGTTGCAGCTGCGCGCGCCGCTATCGAGAACGGCACCGCCCGCCGTGTCGATTCCGTGCCGCTGGGGACTTCCGCGAGCGCTCGCGGTGCCCTTCCGCAGGTGCGCGACACCACCGACTACAACGCCGCCGCCCGCCGCGCGTGGGTGAAGGACATTGCCAGCCGTTCCGGCGTGCAGCTCATCGGTGGCACCGAGCTTACGCAGGTTGAGCGCGACGCGTACAACCACCTTATCGAGCAGCGCACGGCGTTTACGCATCTGACCAGCAACACCGATGCGGTTATCCCCGTCGAGCTTCAGACGCAGATTTTCACCCTGATTGACAACACGGCCGTTCTCTACGGCGATATCCACAAGGACAACTTCCCGCATCAGTTCGAGCTTATCCGCCATAAGAGCATCAAGGCTGGCGACGCGGCGAAGACCGATGAGGGCGCAGCGCCCACCGATGAGGAGCAGAACGAGTTCGACACCATCACCCTTACGGGCGAGGAGATCAAGAAGACCGTCAAGATGAGCCGCAAGATGGCGGTTCAGTCTATAAGCGGCTTTGAGCAGTACATCGTCAACGAGACTGGCGCGCGCCTTGCCGTCGCCGCCAACGCGCGCGTCCACGCCAAGACGGTTGACGGCACGCTCGGCATGGATTCCGGCAACAAGATTAACTGCGCCACCGCTGGCACCCTGAAGAAGGCTGATATCACCAAGCTTCTGGGCATGCTCTACACCTACGGCAACCCTGCGCCGAAGGGCTGCATTATCTACGCCAACGGCAACACCATTTGGAACCACATTGCTATGGTCGAGGATGCCAACGGGCGCTCTTACTTCGTGGACGAGAAGACCGAAGACCCCGCCGTTGAGGGTCATATCTTCGGCAAGCTCGTTAAGCGCGACGATTCGATGGCGGACGGTATCATCAAGGCGGGCTATCCCGACCTGTTCCGTGGAAACATCTTCGACGGAGTGGACATTACGCCCTACGTCGAGCCGGGTACGCAGAAGCGCTGCTTTGACGGATACCTGCTCTTCGACGGCGGGCTTGTCGTGCCTAAGTCTTTCGGCCAGCTCACCATCGGCACCGCCGCAAAGTAACGAGGTGGTGACAGATGGCAGAGAAGCCGACGCTGCTTGACGCGTGCCGCGAAGCGCTGAGGATTCCCGCCGACTGCACCGACTTTGACGCTGAGATCGAAGACCTCATCGAAGCCGCCCGCGCCGCGATGCGCGCGGGCGGCGTTGCCGATACCGTAGCCGCCGACGATTCGAACAGCACGGTTCGGCTCGCGGTGAAGGTCTACTGCAAGGCGACCTTCGGCATGGACAACCCCGATGCCGACCGCCTTACTCAGAGCTTCGACGATCTGCTAACCATGATGCGCGGCAGCTCGGAGTTCGGGGGCGTGAAATGAGCATGTGGGCTGGCACGTGCCAGCTCATCGCTAAGACCGTCAAGAAGGACGAATACGGCGTGCAGCAGACGGAGGAAACAAAGCGCAAGGTGTTCTGCAACGTCTTCTCTATGGGCGACGCGGCCTATTACGCCGCCGCTGCCGCTGGCGTACACCCCGAAGCCGTATTGCAGATTCGCAAGAGCGCATACGAAGGTGAGCGGCTAGTCGAGTTCGACGGCGCGCGGCTCACGGTCGCGCGCGTTGACAGGTCAAGCCCCGACTTCGTGCGCCTGACGCTCGCTGAGGTGGTGGGCGACCGTGGCTGAGCAGAGCATCGAGCGGTTCATAAGCAGCTGCATGGAAGAGTGCGTGGAAGACAACGTTTCCGCGCTCGCGGAGAACTCGGCGGAAGCCGGAAAGCGCGCGGTGAAGCTACTGAAACAGAAGAGCAAGGTTCGCACCGGCGCTTACAAGAAGGGCTGGAAAGCCGACGTTAAGACCGACGAGACGGGCACCGAATGCACGGTGCACAACCGCGTTTACCAGCTCACGCACCTTCTGGAGAACGGGCATGCCATAAAGAACCAAACCGGAAGGTATTACGGCGATGTTCCCGGCGACGGCGTTATCAGGGAGGTTGCAGACCAAGTGGCGCGAGAGTTCGCGGAGATGGGGGGCGACGGACGATGATTGAGCTAAAGGCGCTCTGCGGTGTTCTCGATTCTCTCGGCATCCCGTGGGCTAATCAGCGCTTCGCTGACGGAGAGGAACCGGCACCGCCCTTCATCTGCCTTGTCGCCGGATACAACGAAGCGGCCTACGCGGACAACAACACCTACCTATCGTGGATGCCCTACGATATCGCGCTCTACACGCGGCACCGGGACTACGCGACCGAGAAGCGCATACGCGCCGCACTCGAAGCCGCCGAGTGCCCTTACACGCTTGGCATCACAGAGATTGATTCAGAAGAGCTTACCGAAGCGGCGTTCACCGTGAACGTCGCCGAGAGTTAGGAGAGACCAAATGGCACGAAACGGATTCTTCGGCGTGAAGAACTCGCATTTCGCGATCTGCACCGACGAAGACGCGCTTACCTACGAAGACCCCGTGCATGTCGCGGGAACCGTAGCTATCGGCATGGAGCCGACCGTTGAGACGGCAACGAGCTACGCCGACAACGAGCCGTGGCTTGACAAGCAGCAGGACAACGGCGGCTCTGGAACCATGAGCTTCTACGACACCGAGAGCACCGCCGAGCTGCGGCAGCTCATCGCAGACCTCGTGGGCTACGAAATCGCGCAGGACGGGCGAACCATCCTGAGCGCCGACCGCACGCCCAAGAAGTTCGCCTTCATGTGCGAGCAGACGGGGCACGTGCTCGGTCGCCGCCGCTGCCTTCTCATGTGCCAGCTCTCGAAGCCGACGCAGGAGCTTAACACCGTTCAGGACACGCCCGAGATCACGCAGCTTGATTATCCGTTCACGTGGCGACCGGTCACCATCCCGAGCACCGACATTCGCACGAGCGGTTACGACAGCTTCACCGGCCTTGCTGATTACGACACCTTCTTTGATGCGGTCGATATCGAGCTTGAGCACAAGACCGAACCGACGGTCTAGGAGGTTTCGAATGCTTATCAAGGTTGGCGAAAAGGAGTTCGAAGCGACCTTCAACGCATTCACTCCGATTGCCTTTTCCCGCTGCTTCAATGTCGTGAAGCCCAACGGCACCATGAGACCGAAGGACATTAACGAGGATACCGGCGCGATCTTGGAGAACTTGGACAAGTTCGGATTCCCACCGCTCGTGCCGCTTCTCGAAATCTTCTACGCGTGCATCAAGACGGCAAACCCTCAGTTCGATGAGAAGTTCGATGAGTGGGTTTCGTCCTTCCCCGCCGATGGCTACGACTTGGAGCGCAAGGACGGTTGGGCTACCGACGTGATGCGTATTGTGATGGACAACTTTTTTCCAAGCGCCGCGCAAGATGCAGTGGAAGCCGAGGAAGCCGAAAAGGCCGGCGCCGCCGCTTCCAAGTAACCTGCAAGACGCGTGCGACGCGCGATACATCTACAACTGCCAGCAATGCGGCCTGACGCTCTCAGACCTTCAGATGATGAGCTACCGGCAGGTGCAAGACCTTTTGGAAATCAACGCGTTCTACGCAGACGCTGCGGCGCACTACGACGAGGACGAGAAGGCGCGCAAGGCCGAAGCCGCGTTCTGGTCATGACATGAAGTGAGTTCTTGACGGCAGCGCACCCGCGAGGGCGCGTTGCTTCAAGCACTCATGGGACTTTGACAACCGAAGAGGGGTGATTACGTGGCTGTTTCCTACAAGGGTCTTGTTATCAAGTTCGGCGGCGACACGACGGGTCTTCAAGATGCGCTGAAATCCGTTCAGAAGCAAGCGCGCAACGCCCAAAGCAACCTTCGGGACGTGAACAGAGAGCTGAAATTCGACCCAAGCAACGCCGATCTTCTTGAGCTTAAGA